TCCCGCGAGTTGAACACTTACCGCGTCGTCAAGAAGCCGGGGGATATCGCCCTCGACCTGGAGTGAGCCATGCGCATCACGAAACTCGAAATCACCAACTTCCAAGGGCTGCGTCATGCGGCCCTTGATGTTTCTGCGCCGGTGCTCCTGGTGGCCGGCCACAACGGCGCCGGCAAGAGTTCGCTGCTGGACGCCATTGCCATGGCCTTCAACGGCCAGCCGCGCCGCGTCTCGCTGAAGAAGGACATGGCGCAGTTGGTCACCGAGGGTGCCAAGAAGGGCGAGGCCCGCGTCGAGTGGCTGGACGCGGCCTACGAGGTGCAGGTCTGCGGCGTGGCGCTCCCCACCGGCAAGGGCTCTGCCCTCACCGACTCGCCCTTCCTGCCCTACGTGCTCGACGCCAGCCTGTTTGCCAGCCTGGATGCCAAGGAACGCCGCCGGGTGCTGTTCGACCTGAGCGGTGCCAGCACCAGCCCGAACCAGATCGCGGAACGCTTGGTCGCCAAGGGCCACGCCGCGGCCCTGGTGGAGAAGGTGAAGCCCCTGCTCCGCTCCGGCTTCCCGGCCGCGGTTGAGCAAGCCAAGGCCTACGCCAGCGAATCGCGAGGCGCCTGGAAGGCGATCACCGGCGAGAACTACGGCAGCGAGAAGGCCGTCGACTGGGCGCCAGAGTTGCTGGCCACCGTGGTCACCGAAGACCAGGTCGCCGAGGCCGGTAAGAACCTGCAGCTGCTCGAGGACGATCTGGCCGAGGCCCAGCAGGCCCTGGGCGCCAGCAAGCAGGCCCGCCAGGCTGCCGACGGCCGCGCCCAGCGCATCGCCAAGCTGCGCGAGTTGGTCGACCTGGAGCCGCGCCGCCGGAACAAGCTGACCACCGACGAGCAGAACCAGGACGAGTGGTCAGAGAAGGTCATGGCCGCCGAGCTTGCCTCGGCCGGCAGCGTGCCGCACCAGCCGCTGACCTGCCCCCACTGCCAGGGCGCGGTCGACCTGCAGGCCGGGACCCTGGTGGTGCACCAGCCGCCGGAGCAGATCGCCGATGCCGAAGCCGCCCGCCGGTTGCCGGAGTACCGCGAATATCTGGCAAGCGCTCAGCGTGCCGTGGCGAACAGCCAGCGGGATCTGGACGAGTGTCTGGCCGCCGCCGAGCAGATCAAGGCCCTGGAAGCCGAATCCGCCGACGCGCCCAGCGCCGAAGCGATCGCCAACGGTGAGCAGGCCATCAACGAGCTCCGCCAGACCCGCGACGCGAGCCGCGCGAAGCTGGTGGCCCTGCAGGAAGCCCTTGAGGCCGCCGCCCAGCGCGAGGCCTCGATCGCGAAAGCGCAGGCCGCGCACCAGGACGTGGTGGCGTGGACCGGCATGGTCGACGCGCTGTCACCGACCGGCATTCCGGCGGAGATCCTCGCCGACGCCATCGGTCCGGTGAACGACACGCTGAAGCGCCTGGCAGGCACCGCCGGCTGGTCGCCGGTGCAGATCAGCGCCGACATCGACGTGACCTTCGGCGGCCGGCTCTACGGCCTGCTGTCCGAGTCGGAGCGCTGGCGGTGCGACACGACCATCGCTTTGGCCATCGCGACGATCTCCGGCCTGCGCCTGGTCCTGCTGGACCGTCTCGACGTGCTAGACCTGCCGAGCCGCAACCAGGCCATCGCACTGATGCGCGCCATGACCTCCGACCGCGAGATCGACTCGGTGATCGTCGCCGGCACGCTGAAGGAGCCGATGGCGAAGACGCCGGAATGGCTGCAGGCGGTCTGGATCGACGCCGGGCAACTCGTCGACCAGCAACAACAAGCTGCGGCCTGACCCTACCTCAAGGCGGACTCGGATGTCCGCCTCTACCACTGGAGGGCGCATGAAGCCCATCATCTTCGACACCGAGACCACCGGCACCGACCACCAGACCGACCAGATCATCGAGGCGGCATGGCTGGAGCTTCCTGAGCGGCCTTACCAGTTCGCGTCGATCGCCCCGGCGCCACTAGCCATGATGACAAGGATTGAAGGCTTCTTGCTCGTCGTCGATAGTGACAGTCCAGTTGGGCATACCAGGTGCAGCCGGAACGGTGGAAATTCCACGCTTAGTTCTTCCGGTAGGCCTGAAAAACGTACCCTCCTGGCTCGTCAGAAGCGGAACGCCTTGAGAGCGTAAATACCGCACCAACTCACTTCGTTGAGCCGGGTCGGCATCTATTTTTTTAGCACCAACTTTCAGCATGTAGAAACGATCGGCACGGAAGAGATGCACCAGTTCTGACCCGCTATCTCCGCTCCAGATATAACCACATTCAAGATCAGGGCGACGAAGCTCATCGGTTTCGTGAAACCGCTGGCCGTCATACGTGACGAAGCGGAGTCCACCCTCCTCCGATACGAGCAAACCTTTAGTGGTCTGAACGCCTTCGCTAATTCCATACGGGGAGTCTGCCCAATCAGCTGGCACCACAACCTGTGGCGGTTTGGAAAGAGACAGGTCTCTCATAAGATTCGCGGTTGCCTCAGGTGTCCCGTAGGGAGCCTGAGTGGCACAACCAGTAAGAGCGAGCAAAGCGATAGCCATAGTTGACCGTGGATTCCATTTCATCTGAAGCACCTTCCACCTGCAGTTCGCTTATTTAGCGCGATACAAAGCCTGAAATCTAACGCAACTCAACGCCAGTTCGCCATCCATCGCCCCACCCGGGGCGCTTTCTCTCCCAGCACGCACCGGACGCCGCCCTGTGGGCGATTCAACCATGCCTCGTGGGCCGCCCTGTCAGGCAGGGCGGCGTCCAGTGCCTGTTCACCGAGTACTGACGATGCCTGATCACCTCCCCTACACCATCCATGTGGGCGACTGCCTGCACGTTCTGCTCACCCTTTCGAAGCGATCAGTTGACGACTATTTCGTATTGATGAACTGGAGAGCCAAGGTGGATGTGATCATCGGGATGTTGCCGGTTCCTTGGAACGTACCAATCCATCTCCGAGTGATATCGGCATCCAGTGTCCAACCGTTTGCCTCTAGTACTGCAACTGCGCTTCCTGTGATTTTGTAATCGCCGCAGTCAGGGCATGCAATCCGCTGATCGTCAGGCTCCTGCAGAACATTGGCTTGAGCCCCACAGATGTAGCAACTCATCGCTCTCCCCTTGATCCGGCCCCATGCCGGGCCATCCAACTCTAGCCCCAACGACATCACTGCGCCATCACGCATGGCGCCGTGCATCGTCACGTTCGCGAAAAGGAACCCGCCGCATGATCAAGCGCACTCTCTACCACTTCCACTTCTGCTGCGGCCTGGGCGGCGGTGCCGCCGGTTTCAACCGGGCGCGCCCGCGGTCGGCAACGTCGAGGCCGAATGGGTCTGCCTCGGCGGGATCGACGTGGACCCAGCCGGCCTGCGCGACTTCGAGCGACTGGCTGGTGTCCCGGGCACCCTGCTGGACCTCTTCACCCGCGACCAGTACGTGCGGTTCCACGGCAAGGAGCCGCCGGCGGGCTGGCGGGAGGCAACCCCGGAGGACATCCGCCGCGCCGCCGGCGGGCGCCGACCGGATGCCGTGTTCATCAGCTCGCCCTGCAAGGGTGCCAGCGGCCTGCTGTCGGAGAAGATGAGCCTGACCCCGAAGTACCAGGCGCTGAACGAGTTGACGCTCCGCTGCATCTGGCTGATGGGCGAGGCATGGGCTGATGACCCGGTACCGCTGATCGTCTTCGAGAACGTCCCGCGTCTCGCCAGCCGCGGCCGGCACCTGCTTGACCAGATCAACAGCCTGCTCGGCGGGTTCGGCTACGCCGTGGCCGAGACTACCCACGACTGCGGCGAGCTGGGCGGCCTGGCTCAGTCCCGGAAAAGGTTCCTGCTGGTCGCGCGGCACGTCGAGAAAGTGCCGCCCTTCCTGTACGAGCCAGAGAAGAAGTCGCTCCGCGCCGTCGGCGACATCCTCGGTCGCATGCCGCTTCCCGGCGACATCGAGGCCGCCGGCCCGATGCACCGTGTGCCATCCCTGCAGTGGAAGACCTGGGTGCGCCTCGCTCTGGTGCGAGCCGGCAGCGACTGGCGCAGCCTGAACGACCTGGCCGTCGAAGACGGCTACCTGCGCGATCTGATCATCGTGCCGGAGTATCAGGCCGGCTACATGGGTGTCCATGGCTGGAACGACAGCATGGGCACCATCGCCGGTCGTAGCGGGCCCACGAACGGGGCGTTCTCGGTAGCGGACCCGCGCGCGCCGGCGAACGCTCTGCAATACCAGCAGTACGGTGTCCGCCGCTGGACCGACACTTCCGGCGCCATCATCGGCGTGAAGTCGCCCGGCCAAGGCACCTTCGCCGTCGCTGATCCGCGCCCGTCCGTGGCCTGGCACAAGAACGTGTTCCGCGTCGTCAGCATGGACCAGCACGCCGGCACGGTGACCACCGGCCACGGGCCCAGTTCCGGCGGCCAGGCCGTGGCCGATCCGCGCTACAGCAACTGGCACCCCGGCGCCAGCAGCAGGAAGCTCAACGTAGTGCCCTGGGACGGCACCGCCGGCACCGTCACCGGCTCCCAGCAGGTGGCCAGCGGCGCGCTGTCGATCGCTGATCCTCGAGCATTCGACCGGCAGCCTGGCGACGCCTGGGTAGGCGGTGGCCACTACGGCGTGATGGGCTGGGACCAGGTGTCCGGAGCCGTCTCCGCCAGCGCCCGCTACGACAACGGTCGCTGGAGCGTCGCCGACCCGCGCATGCCGGCCGCGAATGACCGTCTGACCTGCATCATCCGCAGCCTGGACGGCACCTGGCACAGGCCCTTCACCACCCTGGAGTTGGCCGCGCTGCAGAGCCTGGTGGACTCGGAAGAACAGTTGATCCTCGACGGCCTGAGCGACAGCGACTGGCGCGAGCGCATCGGCAACGCCGTACCGCCGGCCGCGGCCGAGGCCATCGCCGGCCGTAATGGGTACCACCCTGCTGCTGGCCGAGGCCGGCGAAACCTTCATGCTCAGCAATACGCCGATCTGGGTGCGCCCGGTTGCGGTGGCGCTGAGCGTCGCGCAACAGGAGGTGCAACCGTGAACACCGAACAGTTCATCCGTGACTCGGCCGCGCGGACGAGCCGATCGACGACAACCATATGAAATTAAGGGAATGAGTAAACAGTTACAGTGAGAAGGCCGGTAGAGCCGGCCATTACCTAGAGAGCATGGTAGGCCAGAGTTAGAGCCATGCCCGTCACATAACGCATTCCATCGCGAATCTGGTTGAAGACTGCACTGAAGTTTACAGCACCTAAGTGCAGACCTACTCCGGGAGTGATGAGCGACTTGATACTTTGTGGCAGATTCATTGCTGAAAGCTGTGCAGCCGTAAGGGTCCCTAAGTTCACACCATAGCCAACTAGGAGGCCTGAGCTATCGGTTGCACCGCCTCCTGTACCGGGAGTTATCGAGACACTATTAGGCAAAATATTTGTCGTTTGACCTAACACCCCAAGTAGTCCTGCCCCATATTTGGCTTTCACAGAAACCAAATTAGCCCTAGTACTTTGAATGAGCGGAACCAGATCACCACACACCACATCTTTATTTTGAGACATCTGGAACCCCAATAGCAAAATATTGGATGTTTCCTGAGCAAGAGCCGTCACATACTGTTGGTTAACAGCATTTACATCTCCACCGGGAACAAAATCCGGATGCAACCTTAAAGGAATATCCCAAGCCTCTGTCGTCTCAGCCTCGGGAAATACTGCGCCAGGGCTACAGGTATTATACAGCCCCTTGTACAGCGTGGTTAGCGAGGCACCAGGCGCCACATAAATATTTTGATCCTGCGCAGCACTAATGGCATCAGTCATATCATCACCCCACTAGTTCGGAAGACCTAAAGCTTGTTGTAGATAGTCCGCCCTGTCATTCAAGCGATTTGTTCTGTAGTCGCCGGGCACATTTGGATGACCATCCCAATTTCTCAACTCGTAGACGACAGCAGCCCAATCATGCTGCCTTATTGCCGTTTCAAAATTAGGAAAGACTTTTCCTTGACCATATTGATAGTAAATATCTACCGCTACCGTCCGGACGGCTGAAGGCAACCCACTCCAAACGTCAGAGAATTTGCTACGAACAGCGCCAGCCACCCTATTTAGCTTCGTAGAGAACAACACCATCCCATCATCATCGGTAAATGGAGGAATGATTAAAGCAAGCGCAGAATATGTATTAGGATCGGTTCTACTCAAGCCCAGACCAGGCCGAACCTTGTCCCTGGTAGAAACCGGTATCCCCATGGAGATCAGTTCCTGCTCATCGTGCTGTCCTAAGTCAAATCCATATCCGACCGTGATTGCAGAGTCACCTGCCTGGGGAATCGTTACGGTGTTTGGACGAGAACCAGCCGGAAGCTCATGCCTCGCCGTAAAGTCGGAATTAATTTGTTCAGCAGCCAATGACTCCATTGACTGCTGGATTAGAGCAACCTTTGCCTCTTTGTCTTCATCAATCCTATCTTGTATAAATGTATTTATTTGAGAATTGAGCTTTGCCGACAAATCAGACATGGTTATCAAATTACTACCACCAGTCTCAGGAACCGTTCTTATGCTAATTTCGTGCCCTCTAAAATAGTGATCAGACACGACCATGGGCCGTCCAATAGTCGTATTTATAGAGTCAATTAGCGACTGAGCTATCCCTGTACGAGCAGCCACACTCCAGTTAGTCAGCCAGGTATCATTTATATAATAAGGAACTTGATTAGCATATATAGTAATAGGCGATTCATCAAGTGAGGCACCTACCTTCCCCTCACTTTCATACGGAGAAAGCAAATCAGATATAGTCTTCTCCAATTCCTTTAAATCTTCATCATCCATAACACAGCCCTCTACTTAGAAAACTTATGAACATTCACTCTGCAACTTAGCATGTTCATCACGTAATGCTTCATACGTTACTCTTTCATCCTGCGGGAGGTATTCAGGCTTTATAGAGTCAAAAAACCCCACATCACCCTGCATTTTACGACATACTTTCTTGTCTCCCCGTTCCAAACTCAAGGTTGATATTTTATTTATCAGCCCCATACGCGGAAGAGAGTCCATGAACTGCGAGCACTTCTCATAAAGCTCCTTTGAGAGCAAGTACCCTTTATCTTTATCCCCCGAATCTAAAGCGCTTTCAATTATGGACAGTCTCTTTCTGTAAGAACCAAATGCACACAGACTGTATGCAAGCTTGTAACTCCCATAGAAGCCAGCCCTAGGCCCGCAGTAGTCTCTACACCCGAGACTCTCCCGACCTCTAGACAACTCGATTTTGCCGGCAGTATTTTTTACATCAATATCACATCGACCTGCATATGACGGCCCTTCCACTATGACCCTAGAACCATCAACCCTTCCCCCTAGAGAGCAAGAGTGCCCATTACTACCTAGTGTCCTAATTCTAAATATCTTGTCTCCATGCTTATCAAGAAAAACATTGAACACCCCTCCATCACCGACCCGTAAGTACATCCCACTCTTTATCTCTGAGTCGGCAACAGCTAGTGCAGAATAAGAAAGAAGCACAACCAATAAATTCTTTGAGAATCTCATACACCCCCCTTTTTTATTTAACTTATTAAAAAATCAATAGCCTCGACCATACCTAAAGTTCAGTTTGATGTTTTTTAGAACCTGTCACTTCAGATAGCAGCACTTTGCCCCCAGCCCCGCGCGATCCAACGGATTGGACCGTGCAAGCGCTTCCGCTGCCGGCCGCCGGCGCCGGAGCAACCGGAGACACCGCAATGTCCTCTACCCAACACCAACTGATCGAACAGTGCGCCACCCGCCTGCGCGGCATCGTCGAAGCACTGGACAACATCCACGACACCAGCCCGCAGCGCTGGTCGACGGACCTCGACGACGTTCACTCCTCAGCCGAGAGCCTGCTGGCCCTGATCAAGGACCAGGCGCCGCCGTCCGAAGACCAGTTGATCGCCGCAGGCCTCAGCTACCCGCTCGCCAAGGAAGATGCCGTGAAGCTCTGGTACGCCGGCTTCAGGTCCGAAGTGGTCACTGTGCTCGAGGCCTGGGAGGCAATCGGCCACGATATCGGCATGAACCCGAGCAAGGGCGAACTGCTGGAGTCTCTACGCAACATGGCGGCGATTTGCAATGCGCACGGCAATGACATGCCTGCCCAGTCGGCAATCGACCAGCGCCAGGTCATCGCAGACGCCATCACCGGCGCGCTAGCCTTCGGCACCCAGGCCAGCCAGCCGCCGGCGGAGGATCACTGGCTTCGTCCGTTCTACGACATCGGCCGCGCCGAGGGACAACGTACCCAGGAACTGGCAATGCTGGTGCGCATGCTGGCCAGTGCCCTGAAGCGACACGCCCCGGAAAGCAACCTGGTGGCGCGCGCCACCAACTACCTGGCCGCCAAGGGCTTGGCCGGCACACCGCTTCGTGACCCGCCGGCACCGGTAGAGCAGGCAGGCAGAGATGTTGAGCCAGCACCCTGCCCCTTCTGCGGTGGCGAGGTAGCCCCCACGGGCTGGCTTCGCGGCGATGGCACACGCGGTCCAGAGTGCAACTACTGCGGCGCTACAGCACGGAGCATGGAAGCCTGGCAGACCCGTGCCGCCCTGTCGCACGCGCCTACCAGTTCGGCAACCCCGTCGTGCAAATGGACCGAAAGCAGCGGCATCTGGGAAACAGGTTGCGGCCAGACTTGGAGCTTCATTGAGGACGGACCAGCAGAGAACGGCGCGCTGTTCTGTCACCACTGCGGCGGACGCCTGGTCCTCATCAAGAGCGACGACCAGGAAGATGACGGTGAGCCGTGCCCGGACTGCATGGAAAACGCGCCAGCGTCTGGATGTGAAGCATGAGGAAAGCACTGACCGCCCTCGGCATCATCGCCGCCCTCGGCCTGGCCGTGGTGCTCGCAGTGGAGATATTCCCGATCCTCCGCACGCTGGCTGCCTGGCAGGCGGGGTGCTTCGGATGAAGCAGAAACCAGGCATCGCCCTTCCCCGCTGGCTCCTGCGGACCACAACGATGCAGATGCACAGCGTCGACGTGGTACTGGTCATGGCCCTGGTGCTCCAGCACCACGGCACGGCCGACGCTGTTCGCCGCGCAGCCGGTCAGCTTCGCGACAGAGTGTGTGCCGAGCACCGGCCCAAGATGACCGCGCTCATGCGCATGCAAGACGACGCGGCGGCGCTGCAAGTGGCGCTCAACATCGTCCAACGCGCCACCGACGCCCTGGGCATCCTGCCGGGAGCGCCGTTTCCGGCCAGACCTTCGCCCAGCGAAAGCCCACCGGATCAGGGGCACATGCCCGCCAAGGCTGGTCCCGTCACCGGTGAACCGCGCAATCCTAACAGAAGAACCCGACCGAATGAGCTACCCCCATTTGCCCGATGCAGGTAGTCCATTCGACCGAGTCCGCCGCAAATTCTAAACCACGCACCCGCAAGGTAGAGGCCTCGCCCGACTAACAGCCTCTGGCCACTCTACTACACCAAGGCGGATGCCCAGCCGAGCCCCACTGCGGCCCCTTCCTGAGACCGGCCCGGCCGAGCACCCTCATCCTACCTGAAACCACCACGGCCCAACGGAAAGGGCCGCGGAACAGCCTGGCCGGAGAGCTGGGATAGGTAACGCCCAATGAACACCCTGTTTCTGTTGATGGCTCAGTACGATGGCGCCGCCATCATTCCCCTCGAACGCGTCTGCGCCGACTACTTCAGCCACTTGACCCCCGAGAAAATGAAGATGAAGGTAGCGGCCGGCGAAATCGACTTGCCGCTGGTACGCATGGAGAACAGCCAGAAGTCCGCGCGCGGAGTACACCTGACGGACCTGGCGAACTACCTTGACGAACGGCACAGAACGGCGAAGGAGGAGCACGAAAAGCTCATGGGGCGCAGAACCCTGCGCCGTGCATCCTGACCCTCCCGCCTACCGGGCCTCGATCGTGGGGCCCTCTATTATCTGCTCCAACCACGGCCAGTCTTCGTACTTGTCGCCGTTCCCTCTCAGATGCGTGTAACGCCGCATCGAGTTCCAGTCCCGGTGGCCCGAGACGCTGGCCACGCGCGGAATATCCCATCCGATCTCGAAAAGCCGACTGATGCCGTCATGGCGCAGGTCGTGAAAGTGGAGATCATCGATCTCCAAGAAGCTGCAAGCCCTGGTAAACGAAGCGCTGACCGACTTCGCGTTGTAGGGGAACACGAATTCCTCGCGCCGGGGCATCGAATGCAAAATGCGCCATGCCTGGTCCGGCAGGTGGCACCAGACATCATTCCCGTATTTCTGGCCCGGATTCTTCATATCCGTGATCAGCACTGCCTGGCGTGCTTCGTCGATGGCGTCCCAGCGGATCCGGGTGATCTCTTCCTGGCGGCGCGTTGAGAAAATCGCAAAGCCGATCATCCGAACCATGTCGATCTGCTGCTTGCGACGCTCCCGCATTTCAACGAAGTAGGCAAGGATGGTGTCAAGCTCCTCCAAAGTTGGGCGCCTGTCCCGCTCGTTGCTCCTGGAAACCCCTCCCATCTTGCGCAGAACGCGCCTGGCGTCGGCCATGGCCACCGGATCCACCTCGTAGCCCCATGCTGGGCGTGCAACCGTCAAGACGGCACCGAGGTGAGAAAGATCGTTTCCTACAGTCTGCGGCTGCACGCCGCCCTTTTCGATGCGATCCATTGCGTACTCGACCAACACCTGGGAAGTCAGGTCCCGGTCGACCACATCCCCCAGCCATGTCGCAGCTATCGCCTGGAGCGTCGCCTCCTTGGTCCTGCCCAACGGTCGCAGTTTCCCGTACTCCTCAAGATACTGCTTGATCATTTCCCGTACAGTGACGCCCTTGCGGTTGGCTCGCTCGATCGCGCCTGGCGCTGCCAACTCTGCCTCTCGGCGCTTCAGCCAGTTCTGGGCCGCCGCCTTCCGGTCGAATGTCTGGCTTTCCTGATAAACTGCCTTCCCCTGCCGCAT